ACCGGTTGACCATTTACTGTAGCACTATATTGAAATACCCCCAATAATAATGGTACCATGCGTAGTGTATATAATTCAAATAATACATCTTGTATTTGAAAGCGATCCAGTGGTCCAACAGACCCAAATTCTTGATCCAACACTTTGTTCATTACAAGCAAAAATTGATCCTTCCAATTAGGATTAGATACATCGTTCCATCGTATGATCCTATTTGCGAGATCGACGCCATTAGCATCAATTACACTTTCTGTTGTGCTCACAGATGTGATTTTGACTAAACCGCGGGCTGGAAGTGGCCGAGAAGCTGTGTATGATATAAATTTTGCAAGACGTAAAATAGAATCTTTTCGTTGAGCTGATGAAAAGAAATTTTCATGAGCATTTACGTCAATTCGGTAAGCCAACAATTCTCCGATATACGCAAATACTTCTATGATTGCTATAAACTCAGACGATTCAATATAATCATTGAATGTCTCTGGGAAGTATAGTTTGATGTAATCTAAGACGCTTTGTTTAATAGTATTAAAATCGAACGCAGCAAAATTAATATTTTGAAATGCTGTGTATACCTTTTCCCATCCTTCGGCTCTTGATATTAGTCTTGACATATTGTTTTCCAAACTTGAATAGTATATAATATGTATTTATGGAGAGTATCGGTGAACAAATACGATGGCATGGTCAACGAAACGTGGAATTTACGTTTCTACTTTATCTAAACCAGTTCATCTGCGATTGAATATACACACTAGTGATGATGTTGTTATGCGAATGTGGAAATAGCGTATGGATTTTCGTTCACCCCAATTATGTTCCTTCGAGCGTAATGTTGATGTCTAAATTCCCCTGAATATTTAATTCCACGTACAATAGTTTTAGACTGGCTACTATAGAACTTTGATCAGGTAATGGGGTTATCACCAAATCCAATAACTTGACTCGCGGATCAAAATTTACCACAGCCAATAAATCTTCTTCCAATATGGCAAGGGTGATATTATCAAGTGGTTCAAACGCCAAATCGGGAATTCTAGTACCAAAATTAGGCATCATCACACGTTCACCCTTCCTGGTAAATATGTGATTCAGTAAATCTAATTTGACAAGTTCAACATCCATTATTCCAAATGATTTATTTGTCTGGTAATGGTATGATGAGTAACCTTTGTACAGTCCTTTTGTAAGCATGATAATTCCCTTTAATCGTTATATTTATCCAACAGGATCATCTACGATAATACATACCACGAACAATCTTTCTACCACGTTCTTCACGATTTACTCTTTGGTCCTCATATTTAAACTCGGGAGCATGGGTAAAATCACCAGAAGTCATTGTGCGAGCGAACGGTTCATGGGTTGGAACCCGACTTGTCCAAAATGCATTTAACTCATTGGGGGGACTTGCGCTAGTTGCTTGTGTAGCAGCAGGGCCATTTAAATGAATTGTAGACCCTGTCTCAATGATATTTCCTCCTGCTAAAATGTTAACAGTACCGCCCCCTGTTAAATTAGCATTAGCTCCACTCTTTGCGTGTAATTCTGCCGCTGCTAACAAATACATACTTTCCCCAGCACTAGCGTGAAAGTTAGCATCGGCAGAAGCATGAATGTTAACCCCCGCATGAGCACGTATATTTTGAGGAGTTTTTACGTGAATGTCCTTAATAGCTTCCATCCTAATTTCATCATTTGTATACATATGTATCCCTTTGTCGGCATACATTCTAATGGTCTCATTTGATGTAAAATTAATGTCTTTCTCTGCTCTAACGTTCACTTTGTTTGTTGTGAAAATATCAATATTACCATCCTGATCCATCTCAATCCAGTTGTTACCTTTGGCGGTGGCTACGTATATCCGTTCGTTAGTATCATCCATGATAATTTGATGGCCGGCTGTTGTACGCATTCTCAGTCGGCAATTTTCTTGTCTGTCATCCATGGAAAAACTATGAAACCCAGGAGAGGTGAATGAATATACCATAGAATCATAATTTTTTCCTATGCCATCGGGTGGGTTGGGGTCTATTCTACTTGTTTGATATCCTTGGGTACTGCTCCAGTTGTCAAATGAAAATTCCTTATCATCCCCGACTTTACTGTACGTTTGGTTAAGTTGTCCTACGGTTATTCCCGCTACGGTGTAATCCGCCGCCCTACTTCTCCATTCGTAGTTTGGTTCATCCTTATTTCCAAACGCCATCTTTAAATTTTCATGCAATGGAGCGATGATATCTTCCCGTGAAGTAAATGGTCCAAACGGGCGCATTGATCCTCCCTCTTTTTCTAATTCAGGGTGATCATCATACATAAATCGACCATGCGGTAGAGTATGAGGGGTAAATTGATCAAATACACAACCAAGATAAACACGATAATAAGGGTCACCATCTAAACACATTACCAAAACTTGAGCACCAAGCTTTGGAATTGCCCACATTCCGTACGCAATTCCTCCTGAAGATTCTTGAATACCAGGTCCTCTTGTGCCCATTGATACTTGGCCACCAAATGGTGTACAATATATGGCCCATGGTAAATCTTCCAGTGCAGTGTCCAGAGAATCCCCCCATTGTGTACATACCACCCTAACTCTGCCCATTTGCTGAGGGTCATTCGTGTCTACCACTTGGCCAATGGTGATAGTGTCTTGTGAGGATGGTTGTTCTCCAGCCTGTTTAAATATATCTCGTTGTGTTGAAAATAATGGCATAATTATGGTCCTGGTGGTGGAGCAGATGGTGCTGGCGTTGGAGCTATTGCCAATCGTTCTCGGCCCTCATCGGGCCGAGATTGATCACAAGTTGATGCGGTAGATGACTTACTTGCTTCTACACGACAATCATTAGCCCTAGACAACCCAACTCTCGCAGTTCTTCCGCGAATATTTGGTTCTATGAGTGTATTATTAGTTCTTATAGCGGCTGCGGCTACTGTGTTATCTTGTCCCGATACGGCAGAAGATCCAAACCCAGAAGAATTCGCCATAGAAGAGGCAGCTCGCGCTCTAAACTCACCAACGGTTGTGTTTTCGTTTAATATCGTGGGGTTTGCTTTCCTAGCTGCTTCAAATGTTGCTTCTCCGTTTCTCAAGTATTTCTTATATGCTTCTTTTACGGTCATGCTACCACTAGTAGCAATATCTCCTTTAATCACTGCAGTTGCTCCTCCGGCTCCTGCGAAATGAGCAAGATAGGTATCTCCTGCGGATACTGAATTAATATTTGGAGCTCCCCCAGCCCTTACGATAGCTTTTTGGTTATCTTTCATCAATACTGCTGCAACAGCCGCATTTTTTTCTGGATTATTGGCTTCAGAAAATGGAGTTCCAGGTGGAACTCCAGGGACGCCGCCCCTGTTAACCACACTATTCCATGTACCTGGCACGATTTGAAACGTGCCTGTTGCATTACTTTTAGGATTGTGTGTATTAGCTCCAAATCTAGATTCGAGAGCTGCCATTTGTGCTAATGTCGTGGGGTTAACTCCAGTTGCTCCTGCCGCATTTGTAATTGAATTTTTAATGTCGGGTTTTGCCGTACTCCACCCCTTAACATCTGCTGGAGTTTTTGTTCCTTTGTTGACCGTGTTAGCATCTGCGAGTGTTGCCGCTGGTGGACCGTGTGGTTTAGCCACACCTTTATTCACCACTGGTGCTGCTACTGGTGGAACACCAGCATTACCAGACCCAGTCGTACTTGGTTGCCCGCATCCAACAGCACTATCAAAACAAGCAGTAATTTTTTTGGTAAGATCCGATTCTTTTTCTCTAGCGTCTTTATTATCCAATGTCTGGACGATTCCTTTTTGAGGAATTCCTAATAGATGCAAGGTTTGCGTGAAAGCCCCCTCAGAAAAATCATTCTCAAACCCATAAATGTAGTAATACCCATCAAACCAAAAATCAACTGCATAATCTCTAGAAGCGCCCTCCCCTGTGCCAGTAAACAACTCTATATCATCATTATTTCGGGGCATCTTGATTTTAACAAGTGCAAATGCTGGTCCAACGCCCCAATTTGTATCAGGGGAATTTTTTTGTTGATCTGTTTTTTCACATTCGCCAACTGGTCGCTCCTCGTGGTATTTTGGAGATGTGTAATTTGCTATTGATCCGAGAAAGTTTAAATTCCCAACAATTTTCATGCTTGCTTCGCTTATTTCGAGAGTTGCGTGTTTGGCTATAGTCCACGCTGCTTGGGCACTATTAATGTTGTTCATGGAATTTTTAAAAGCTGCAGAGCTTATCTGCGACCCAAAAAATACAGGAATGGGAGATATTGCTCCATTTCGTGCTAAGAGAGCTTGACTGTCTGTAGCAAGAACAGTAGATTTGTTTGGAGCTCCATCCAATTGTCCTTTGAAAGTATTTGTCATTGACGCAATTTGCAAGTATGCATTCCCGGTATTCATCTTCATCTCAAATTCGAGAATGTCAATGTTTTTACCCGTATAGATATATTCAAATTGTATGATATTTTTACGTAACTGTGGATTCATTATTGGATCGTTAGCTGTTCCTTTCTCAAAATCTGAAAAAGCTTCAAACCCTCCTACTTTCATCATTTCTTTTGGCCGCATGAATCGTTCGACTGTATAAGTCACAGTTGGACCTGAATTTCTCGATGACGACATCACCGCATGAATTTTATACTCATATTTGATATCATTGATTCCTTCAGACATTTCTTTGAGTACCTCTGGAGAAGTACTCATTATTCTGTGGATAATATCTTCAATACTTGAATTTGATTTTGTAGCGATCGTCGCTGGAGCACTACAATCAGCACTCGATTTGCTTGTTGATGCCTGATTTGATACAGTGTATAACTCATAAGCACAATCATACCGAATCACATATTTAACAGGAAGTAGTGCATTTATTATTGGCGTGGGGTCATTGCCAGCGGCTGTTACAGCTGCTGTTAATTGTGCTACAACACAATCGTAATATGGTTTGTATAATTCAGCTATTGTTTGTTCTAATTTTTTAAAAGTGCCGCCCAATGTGGGAGCACCAGATAAATTGAGAGATGTTGGTAATTTACTATACTGAGGAAGTCGTGCTGCACCACCTGCCATGGCAACAAATTGAATATCATAAATGCCACCCTGTTCTGTGAATGACCCCACTATATCAACAGTTAAAAATTGAATAGGTGGAACATCTGTTATTCTATCCACGAATTCACCGGCACTTGGATCAAACCCAAACCCAACAAAAATTGTCTTCAGGACCCACACGGCACTAGCCGAATCCACCCCTAGTCCTTTGCAACATTGTACGATTTGATCTAAAAACACAACTCCTTTGGGTTCCAATATGTTCAAGGATCCCTCAACAGCGACAGATGTTGATTTGTCTCCGGGCGTCGCATTCGCTGCTGTTGCTGCAGACCACTTAGCATTCTGTATTACAAACGAAGCATCTACCGCACCGTGGATTAATATACAATATTGCATACTATCATCCCCGCCAATGTACTTGGGGGAAAAACGTCCTAGTTCACCAGAGTTTGCTGGTGCGTGGTTCCAAACATCTTCGTCTGTACTTCTGCTTAGTGCGTCAGCAGTATCTGTACTATCACAAATTGCCAAAATATGATGATAATTATATGAACGAAATGCTGCTAGTTTATTTGGTGGGTTTGACATAACTAATTTAATTTCCTTTGTTGTAGTATTTACGTATTAAAAATTGGGAGATCTTCCCAGTAAATCGCCAAATAATCTACCCTTGGTTGGTAACGTAAGTATTGTACCTTCACTCATATCTTCAATAATGTCTGTGATATTGTTGTATTGGAGAACGAACCATTGCAACGTAGCAGTATCATACATATCGAGTGCTATAATATCGGGGCGGTGAGCATATCGTTTAGTTACAATTATACTGACATCCATTGAAGATTTTTCATACACTCTTCGCTCCCACCATCCTAGTGCTCCTCCATTTACTGTGCTAGCTCCGCCCTGTGAATACCTTGTATTTCGTCCTTGATCAGATCGCATCGTTCTTTCCTTTAAAAATTAACCAACACTCCACGTTTATATTTTAACAGATCAAATTGTTCATATTCACGAGGAGAGTGCGTTTCAACCAATGATATATCCACATCCATTTTGATAGGAAATGGTTCTGAAACAGTTGTGTCTCGGTTGGAATATGTTGGTAAATAATCCACATCTTCTGGATATGTGATTGATAAACTCGTTATTACCACAGGAATTTTATTAATATTGACCCCATACGTAGTGGGTCTGGTTGATCCATATCCACCAGTTCCACTATTGTTCCCTGAAGAATAGGCGTATAAATATAACACATCAGGCGGAGCTCCTAATAACTCAACATTTAGCTCTGAGTTTTTACTTTGTTGAGCTATTCTGTTTGCTTCACTGTCAGATAGTTCACGGTCTGCAGCAGCCGATGTCAATGCTGATGTTATAGTTGCTTTCACTTGATTCGTTGTTGATTTTTTTAATCCTGCTGCTCCGGCACCAATTGTCGACGTTGCCCCAAAATATGGCATAGTCCATCCACGTAACGTTTGAACATAAATCATATTAATAGTGGCTTCTTCGATGGTTCTTGATATAAAATGAGCACCAATTGAAAAATTTCTTGATTTTGAATTTTTAAATACTTGAACACTCCCTGGCATGTGCACAGGAGTCAGTGGAGTATATTCCACCTCTCTTGTTTCGCTAAACCGAGGGGTAACATTAAAAACTACTTGTTCTGGTGCACTATTCGCCAAACTGGCTACAGATATTAACCGTACTTTGTAATTATTGGGATCATCAGTGGCCATCGTATAAGTGCCTTTAAATAAAAATATTGTTTTAAATATTTATGAATGTTGACTATTAGTGAAAAACAGGTATATTATCCAATGCCACTCTGTATAAAGGAAATAAATGAAATGAAAAGAGAGCCTCAACCATATGTAACAACCACCGGCGGTAGAATAATTTATTTGTCCAACAAAGAATTATTAAGAGAGATCTTGTTATCTAAGGAACAAGGAAAGATGAGTGATACGCTGGCAAAAATGCTGCAACTGTTGTGTTACCGTTACTCAAAACATCCTGGATTTGTAGGATACTCGTACAATGAAGACCTACAATCGTATGCTCTGATGATGTTGGTACGCACTTGGAACAGCTTCAACCCTGATAAATCTAACAATCCATTTGCATTCTACACTCAGTGCATCAAACATTCTTTTGTTCAATACTTAAACCAAGAAAAAAAACAACGAACAATTCGAGATAATTTACTAATAGATCAAGGAATGTCTCCATCGTTTGGGTACACAAATGGAAACGATGAAGAAAATGGCGCAGATCATACTGTTCCTGGTATTGAAGACGAACAAGATTTCGATGCAAATCAAATACTTGCTTCTTACATTAAACGAATCACACCTACTGAAAATGCTCCTATCATGCGTGACGCAATGGGAGAAGAAATCGTTCACACAACCAGCGACGGTGAGTAAATTCATATTGTCGCACAGATTATTGGATAAACGGTTGATTGGTAAAAAGATTTATTAGATAATATATCTATTTTTCCATTACCTTATACTTTATTATATAATTATCTCACATGAAAACATTAAAGAAGACTGCTTCGTTTACAGACATACATTGGGGGGCAAAAAACAATAGTGAACAACATAATAATGACTGCATGTTGTTCATTAATTGGTTTTGTGATAAAGTTCGTTCCGATCCAACAATTGACTCAATCATATTTCTTGGAGATTGGTTCGAGCAGCGCACCCACGTTAATATTTCTACCATGAACTGGTCATACCATGGTGCAAAGAAATTAAACGAGTTAGGATTACCAGTATATTTTATTATAGGTAATCATGATTTATATCACCGACATACACGTGACATAACATCCACTGTTAATTACCGTGAATTTAATAATTTCACCGTCATAGATCATCCTATTGTTGTTAAAGAATTAGGAGCTGGTGTTTTATTATGTCCTTATTTGTTTGCTCACGAATATCCTTCGTTGGATCAGTATTTGACTTTGCCTACTTGGTGGGGTCATTTTGAATTTAAAGGATTTGTCGTAACTGGTCAAAATCAAGTAATGCATCACGGTCCATCTAGCGATGATTTTGCTGGGCCGACCCGGATTTTCTCAGGCCACTTCCACAAACGTCAATCAAATCAAAACATCGTGTACATTGGAAATGCTGTCCCTAGTAGTTTTGGCGATGCGAATGATTATGCCCGTGGAATGATGGTATACAATCACACATCTGACCAAATTACGTTTATAGATTGGGAGGATTGTCCAAAATATACAAAAGTCACACTATCCGAATTAGTTAATAACATAGGTAGTGTAAAAATCTATCCTCAATCTAGGGTGCGGTGTTATATTGATGTAAGTATTGAACATGATGAATTATCCACACTCAGAAAACAACTGATAGACCAGTACGATCTGCGAGAGTTCTCAATGGAAGAATCTATGGAACTCCAACAATCAATTGAAACTGCAGATATTCAAGAGATTGAAGATTTAACAGAGGAAGAATTCAATCAAGCCACTCTCGATGAGTTGGTATTAATCATGTTAAAAAAAGTAACAACCGATTTAATAAATCCGGACATATTATGTGCACAGTACAATAGGCTTAAATTATGAATCAAGTACAATTCAAATCTGTCAAATTTAGAAATTTCCAAAGTTATGGAAATGAATTCACTACCGTCAATTTTAGAGAAAAAGGAACTGTTCTTATTATCGGGGAAGACTTGGATAATACCTCTAATGGAATAAGCTCAAATGGAACAGGAAAATCAACAATCTTAAACGTTTTAACGTATGGAATATATGATAAACCAATTAGTAAAGTAACACAAGACGGTCTTATTAACAACATTAATAACAAACAATTAGAAGTTGAAGTTGAATATATTGGGAATGACGGAGAGACATATAAGATACACCGATTTAGGAAGATGAAAGCAGGCGCAGCTGGAAATGATGTGTTCTTTTATCAAAACGGTGTAGATAAGACTAGAGATAATATTGCTCAAACAAACGCGGCGATAGAACAAACCATAGGTCTTCCTTATGATATATTTGTTCGAATTATTGTATATTCAGCATCCCAACGTCCGTTTTTAATGTTGCCTGGTCAGGAACAAATCGCTGTTCTGGAGGAGTTATTTGGTACTACTGATATTAGTAAAAAAGCGGACTTATTAAAAAAACACATCAAGGAAACCGAAAGACAAATTGAACTAATTCAAGTTAAACACAAAGCTGAAGAAGGGGAGCGGGCAAGATTGGCAACTCAAATAGAAACAGCCAAGAAACGAATCAAAGATTGGGATATTTCTCGGGATCAAGGTCTAGCATTATTAAAACAACAGTTAGCTACAGCGGCCCAAATTGATATAGACGAGCAACTCGATTTCCATAAATTATTGGATACTACCACTCAAGATTACAATGACGCGACACGAACATATAAAACCCTAACAAAAAACTTAACAGATACTGACGATAAACACACCAAAGCAACCCGAGATTTGGCTCACTTAGTTGCTGCTAAATGTCCGTATTGTCACCAATCATATACAGACACACAAGATAAAATAAAAGAATGTAAAATTGCTATCGACAAATATAAAACCATTATAGATACTATTGAGGATGAACTAAAACTTTGTGAAAATAGTGGTCTGAAATTAAAAAAACGAATGGATAAAATAAAAGCGGCAATAATCATACAATCTGTTCAAGAACTACAAGAATTGCGAGATAATAGTCTCACTGTTCATCAAAAAATTATTGACTTAAAGGATGCTATTAATCCATATGCTTCCCAATTAAGCGACTTACTCGATGTTACCCTCCCCACGTCCGACCATGGTGGCCTCAATAAATTAATGACTGAACTTCATCATCAACAGTTTTTGTTGAAATTATTAACCAAAAAAGATAGTTTTATCAGAAAAGCCTTGCTACAGAAGAACCTACCATATCTCAATAAAAAACTACAAGAATATTTAAAGTTCTTGGGACTGCCACATAAAGTAACGTTCACAAAAGAAATGCAAGCAACGATTCATCAAATGGGGAGGGCACTATCTTTCGGAAACTTATCACAAGGACAAGCCGCTCGTGTCAATTTTGCACTATCGTTAGCATTTAGAGATGTTCTCCAGCATCTACATCCAACGATTAATATCTTTCTATTAGATGAAGTGCTGGACTTTGGACTAGACGCTGTTGGGGTGATCGCGGCTGCTAAATTGGTGAAACAAAAAGCCAGAGATGATAATATCTGCATTTATGTTATTTCACATAGGGATGAAGTGTCGTCAATATTTGATGACCAAATAATTGTTCAAATGCACAAGGGATTTAGTTCTATCAGAACCCCAACAATAATACCAGTTGATACTCTCCATATAAATAGGACATTTGGAGATGTAGACATTGTTAATAGTAATAGGAATTGATCAATCATACACAGGATGTGCATATACGGTGTTTCAAGATACGGAAATGGTCGATTTCGATATCATTAGGGCAGATAAAACCCAAGATGTATACACCAAGGCTATTGGTATCGCAACAAAAATTAGTGAGATATGTACAAAATATAAACCAAATAGTATCAATTTAGAAGGATTGGCATTTGGTATGACAGGAAATGCTACGAGAGATTTGGCTGGATTATTATTCACCATTGTCACTGTGTTAAAGTTACAACATCCGACGATACCATACAACATTATTGCTCCAACTTCAATCAAAAAATTTGCAACTAATTCGGGCAAAGCCACCAAAGCAGATATAATAGCAGCTGTCCCTGACCAAATTATGGATCAATTCAAAAATAAAAATTTCAAGAAAACAACTGGACTGGCTGATTTATCGGATGCATATTGGATAGCTCGTCACACTCTACCAAAAATGGCCCCGTAGGGCCATTTTTGAACATCGCTATTAATGTTAAGACACATCAGTATACTGGATGTTGATTCTCGCTCTCTCTTTCCAATCTGTCTTCCAGAAACTCTTTTATTATTATTCGTTCCCCCGGAGTTAATAATAACATATCTGTGTATTGAATTGAGCCACGCATGAAATATACCA